GGCGTCGATGCGTACACGGAAGTTACGCTATTAGAGTGGTGTGCGAAGTGGCAGTAGTGCAACTGCCTATCTACTACGAACCCGTAGGCCACAGTTCCGACGCCAAGCCACTCAAAGTCGATGACGAAGATTTGGGCCTTTGACGTGTCGATGGTGACGCCGCTCGGACCAGTGCCGTCCATCGCGTCGTAGTTCCAATTGTCGCTAGTTGTAGCGGTATCTGAAGTTGCCTTGCGGACGACGGTCTTCAGCGTACTGTCATCCAACTCGAAGAACATGCCATCATTTGCTGTGAAGCTGCCTATTCGGCGAGTAACGTTCGACACACCTGCACCTAACACGCTGGTGTAATACGCCAACTGGCTCTTACCAGGCAGATAGGGCATGTGCATCTTGGACTGCCGGATGATAGTGTCGCCACTCTCGACGTGCATAGTCACAGCGGCGTTAGTGGTACTATGCGTAGACGTAGCGTTACCAGAAGCATCGGTGATACTCTCGTCGTAGAACACCGGCTGCTTATCGTACAGATGCTTGATGTCGAACAAGGTTGCCGGATTGGATACCCGCAGTCTGCCAAAACTATCTACGAGAGAGGTATTGACGGGCTGAATCGTCACAGGAAGAGGCGCCTGCATGGAAACATCAGTGGCGGACCCGGTATCGCCGTACTGCACCTTTAGTCGCTGGTGCTTCAATGCGCCAATCAGGTCTGCGGCAGCCTTGTCGCCGCCAGCAGCCGCAGGTAGTTCAAAGTAGCTGTTGGTCATACTACCACATCTCCAAAATCTGTTCCGTCGGCCAGATTGGTCGTAACACTGCCGTCAACGATGCTGATACCGTTACCCCGCACGTCTATTTCTCCGTATTGGTTGATGAATGTTGACGACAGCATTGTTCGAGGTAGAATGATTGGAGGTGAGGTGGTCGCCTTTGCCGGGGCATTCACTAACGCTAGCGTCTTCCCGCCAATCTTGTCCCATTCCGGCGAAGACTCTCCGTCGATATCCCAACACGCGGTGGCGTCTGGTCGAACGAGCAACGGGTGAGCGTTGTAGAACTGGGCAACGTAGTCATCAGTCGGCCAACTTGGCAAGCTGGTATAGACCGCCACCGGCCCGATATCACCTGGGAAGAACCTATCACTATTACCAGAACCGCCGAGCCGAAACTCATAGTTAGCAGCAGACGATGTGAGCAAGCTACCAACGGTAGTGGTGGTATTCGTACCGGCGCCTTTGGACGTCCATATCCCGCGATTCGTGCCGTCCCAAGCCGCCACCACACATATCCACTCACCGACCGACACGCCACCGCTGTAGATATAATTCGCCGCTTGGCCGGATGATCCGCTAGAGAAAGAGGCTTGAACGAATGGTCCGGCCCCCACGTTAGAACGTACTTGGTGAACGCTCCATACGTACTTCGATGCAACGCCCTCCTGCTTGCCACGGAGAGCGATTGTGTCAACGTCGTTGCCAGCGTCCACCGATAGATCGCTCGGACGATACCACGCGACAACCATCAACTGAGACGCTTCCGATCCATCGAACCAGAACCCGCCGTCGAGGCGTTGAGTTGTGCCGTTGAAAGTTCGAGGCATGGGCTACGTCCTTACGTGGTTTCGCGGATTTCACCTGCCAACAGTTCCATGTCTCCGACGGCCGTATCGCTGCCGTCTGTGGCATCGCGAGAGACTTTGATGCGGAACGGCTCACTTGCGACCAAGCTATCCATCTGCGCGCCGTTTGTGAAGGTGATTGTCGCAACAGCGGTAATGCCGCTCGTGCCAGACACAGCCGCAGCGCCGCTGGTTTGGGCGGCCGCAAAACTGTCAGCGTCTATATCTGGGCCGCCTGCGTTGACGCGCTCTATCGCCGCAGTTAGAACTACGTTGCCGGTGGTTGCACTGGACATTGCGAAATGTACATCAACAGTCAGGCCGCCTCCTGTATACGCGGCTGGCATCACCCCAGAAAACACGGCGAACTCTTCGGTGGTGTCGTCGAAATCGAGGAAGGTTCGGTAGTTGCGGGTGTCATGCGTCGCTTGGTTGGCTGACGGGGGTTGGTTGCTAAGCGCATCGAAGGTACAAAGTGTGTCTCCTGCTGCCATTACAGCACATCCTTTCTCTTGGCGGTCACTAATTCAAGGAGCGTGCGCCCCGCAGTTTGGTTGGCCAACATCCAAGTCTTTGCCGCTGGTGACAGCGAGTTAACGAAGGCCCCTTCGCTACTTTCTATGGCGTTGTCGGCCGCTTCAACTATGCTCTCAATTGCCGCTTTACTGACGCCTGGTATCGTTACGTTCTGCGCACACCATGTACCCACTACGTCCCTGCGAACGTCTCGGCGTTGTTCTGCTGTCAAGTTAGCCATTTGTAGCCCCTGCTATTTGTCGCGTGATTGATTATGATGCACTTTGGTAACGTTGGTTGTGTTTGTTCTCGCTGTGCCGTCTGACGCAATTCGCCTCGTGATGAGTTCTTTGATTTCTTCTAGCTCGGCGGCGTTGATGATTGCTACTCTGTCTTCCCTTGTCAGTGGCTTGTCAACCCCGATTATCTCGTATGTCCCGTCGCTAAGCCATTGAAGCGTGAAACTGATCTCGTATGGGTCACCGTACTTCTCGCAATCCTCCCCAACTCGGCAAACTCCAGACAGCCAAGTAATGATTGCTGTTCTTGCCATTTCTTACCTTATGCTAAGGTCGCCGCGAAAGTGTCCCCAGAACCACCCTCGGATGCCCAAGAACCCGTTGGTGGGCACGCGTCATAGTTGGGGTTTATCGAGGAGTAACCGTTTGGGTACATAAAGTAAATGACGGCGGCGTCGTCAGCTAACCCTATCCTCCAACCGTTCGTTGGGTCACATTGTATAATTGCACTTGGGCACCCTACACACGAACCGCTATTTGCCAAGGCGCCGGAATACAAAGAGCCGAACCTAGTAAGAGTGTTTCCGACAGCCACGGTAATCGAACCGCTGCATATCCCGCATGCAAATGACGCGTTGCTGTTGTTGTCTGAAAACGTCAGCGTGAACGAGGCCGCGCAACCACTGATATCCGTTGGGCAGTTCAGGCACGCGCAGCACGTGTCGTCCATTGCTAGGGTGCCGTTTATAAGCACCAGTTTACCATCAATCATCGAAAGCTGCGACATAAAGAGTGCCGGTGGCCGTTAAGCCACCGGACTCATGGACTACATGGTTTAGGTGTAATCGGAACCGCTGAGCGACACATTCAGGGCCGTGACCACCATAAGGGGGTTCTCGACCTCGAAGTCCACGCGGAAGTGGACCGTCGACTGCCACATATCCTGACGAGGCACGCGCTCCCATTCGAGCGTAATGTCACGCTGAATGAAGTAGACGAGGTTAGCCAGCGGCGTCAGCCAAATCTGGCTGCCATCAGTACCGGCAGTGCCGAACGTCAAGTCCTCTGGCATGAGGGGAACCTCAAGCATCGGAATGCCCCACGGGCCTGGGGTCAGGCCACTAGCAAGCACAGCGTCGCCGCCCGTGGTCGCCCGGTCGGACCAATCTAGCATCCACTTGTCATGGACACCTGACGGGACAATCCAGACGTAGTTCGGCTTCTCGATACGGTAGCGATTCGGGATTTGCCGCTTCATGTCGTAGTACAACTGCTTACTCGGCGCAGCCCCTGCCGCGTCAAGCTGTTGTGCGGCGGGAACCTCGGCAGCCAGAATGGTCTGGAGACCGTCGTTCGCACCAAGCAGGTTGTTGGAGTTGGACTGGCCGTCGCCGGTGACCAGAGAGTCGTCGCCCTGGATGTACGCCATTTCACTGTCGGTGGCGATCCGCTTGCTGAACATATTCAGCAAAGTGTCACGGACACCAACACCTTCGACGTTGTCCTCGGTGAAGTCGGTCTTCAGGTCGAAGGCCGAACGGTACTTCACCGTGTCGTACGTCAGCACGGATTCCTGCGGAATGCGCGTGGTCGGCGTACTGGTGGTTGCAGCGCCTTCAGTAACGATGTTACCGAGGTCGAGCTTCTGGACTTCACCCTTGTTAGAGCTAACCCGGACAACTCGCGATCGGCGAACAAGCACGGACTCGTTGACCACAAGGTCAATGAAGCGGTCCGCCTGCTGCCGATTCATAACGCTATTTGGAAGGGACGTTTCGTCAATCGCGGTCTTCTTGATGCGACTGAGCGGGATCGTGTAGTTCTCTGCACTCATGTGAGTATTCTCCTGAAAGGTCGTGGTGGATTGCTGTAGCGGGTTAGTTTTAGTCGAAGGGGAACTGTGAGTC